CTATTTGACGACGGGCAAATCGGCGTAGCGGGTCGTATAGCCGGGCGATAGCATCTCACGCTTCATCGCCCAGCTTTTTTGAATGCCCTGCCCGGCAAACCACACGCTGCCGCGCCCCGAGCGATTCAGTCTATCCACCACCTGCATCAGCGCGGCGCTGTTCGCCTGCGGCTGATACTCATCAAACAGGTTGAGCTGCGCCACGCCCTGGCTGAAGAAATCACCCAGCATGATGCCGGCTTTCATATAGCGAAAGCCATCCTTCCACACTCTGTCCAGCGCGTGGATAGCGACGCGAATAATGTCCCGGGTATCGTCGGAAGGCGTTGCCAGCCGACCGCTGGCCTGAGGAGCGTAGAAGGCTTCATTTTCGGCGTGCGGGCTGGTCCGCATAAAGACGCTAACCGCGCGGCAGTACTGCTTCTCTACCCTGAGCTTTTCCGCCGCGCGTTCAGCATAGGCGCAAACCGCCTGATGCATATCGCTATATTGGGTAATGCGGTGGCCAAACGAACGGCTACAGATAATCTGCTGTTTGGTCGGCGCAAACTCATCCGTCTGCAGGCAGGATTCCCCCCGCAGCTCGCGCACCGTGCGCTCCAGCACGACGTTAAAGTGCTTACGTATCACCCAGGTAGAGCTGTCGGCAAGCTGCAGCGCGTTTTCGATGCCCATCAGCTCCAGCTTTTTTGCGATCCGACGACCCACGCCCCAAACTTCATGCACCGGCACCAGAGCGAGCAGCTTACGCTGGCGATCACGATTCGATAGTTCGACCACGCCGCCGGTTTTACTCCACGTTTTAGCCGCGAAATTCGCCAGCTTGGCGAGCGTTTTAGTCGGCGCGATGCCAACCCCAACCGTGAGTCCGGTATGCTTCAGGACCCGAGCGCGCATTTGCTGGCCGAAGGTCTCAAGCGGCATATAGCTGGAGATACCGGCTAAATTAACGAAGGCCTCATCGATGGAGTAGATTTCAATCGCCGGCGCCATCTCCGTTAGCGTCATCATCACCCGGTGGCTGAGATCGGCATAGAGGGCATAGTTCGAGCTAAAAACGGCCACCTGCAAACGCTGCAGATCGTCTTTAATTTTGAAATAAGGCGCCGCCATGGGAATACCCAGCGCCTTTGCCTGCGCCGAGCGTGAAATAATACAGCCATCGTTATTTGACACCACCACCACCGCTTTTCCCTGCAGGTCTGGCCGGAAAACGGTTTCGCAGGAGGCATAGAAGCTGTTGACATCAACAAGCGCGAACATGTCGGTGTGATTTTAAGCTGAAGGTGACCACGCCGAATATTTGCAGCTCCTCTCCCGGCTGGCAGACAACGGGGGAATAGCTGAGGTTACGCGGTATTAGCTGAAGGACAGGCCGGGTTTGCAGCTCCTTGACGGTAAACTCGCCGGCGACGGCAGCAATCACAATATCGCCATGCTCCGCGGTTAGCGAGCGGTCAACCACCAGCAGGTCGCCATCATCAATCCCGGCCCCCGTCATTGAATCACCGCTCACCCTGACAAAGTAGGTCGCGTTTGGGTGCCTGATGGCCAGCTTATTCAAATCAAGGGTATCTTCGACATAGTCCTGGGCCGGGCTGGGAAAGCCGCAGGGAACAAGATCGCGAAACAGCGGCACCAAAAACCGTGGCGACGACTCAACCGGCTTGTAGAACGTCAACATAAACTCACCTGGCATAATAACTGTGTTTATATACAGTATTAATAAATCATCAGGGTTAATCAAGCCGCTCATGCTCCGTTATCGCGAAGGCCTTGAAGTTCGGCCATATTTAGGCGGATGCTGCGGCTCGTCGCGCCAGGCGGCGCTAAAAATAACGCGTCTCTGGCAATCTCACGCGATTCGTAGCAGGATAGATGCTTGCAAGCAGCGCGTTATGGTGAGGTACCATAACCACAAACTATGGCGATTCGTCCGACATACTGAACGGGAGATTCTTATGTACTACACGTTAGGAGATACCACCCTCCACTTTTATCGCTATCAGTGCCGTTTCTACGTTGCCCACTGGGATGGCGGCAACGTAATGACCGACAAGTTTAAGCAGTTCATCGAGCTGATTACTGAAAAAACGGGAATTGACGCGAAGAACGTCGAGGCGGTTGCGCGAGACTATTTCAACAACGTCGATTAACGGTTGTTCAGTAGCTGAATAACCGACCACCGCTTATTACGTATAAGCCCTGTGCTGGCCGGCTGGCGAGGCGGAAAATGCGCGCTGTTCTCCCTCTCGCCTTGACACTGTACAAAAAAACAGTATAACTACTGCCTACCGTTACAGGAGCCAAAGCATGTTTGTAGAACTGGTTTATGACAAAAGAAATTTTGAAGGGTTAGCCGGGGCCAGAGAGACCATTATGGCTGAACTCACCAAACGTATTCACCGCATTTTTCCTGAAGCTGACGTTCGCGTTAAGCCGATGATGACGCTGCCCGCCATCAATACGGATGCCAGCAAGCATGAAAAGGAGCAGATCAGCCGCGCCGTTCAGGAGATGTTTGAAGAAGCGGATATGTGGATGACCGCAGACGAATAAGCCAGGCCGCCGCATTGATATCAACAGCGTTTTTTCAGGGACCGGCGTTAGCATTACCCAATACTGTTCCCTGGATATCAATTTGCCCTGCAAATATTTTCCCCGGCCACCGGCGCTGCTCGCCGGCCGTTTAAATACGCTCTCCTGTTCACCTGGCTTAAATTTATCCGCGGACAGAGAAACAAGTAGCGGCATCAACACCAGACACAAACTGACTCCCTGAATATTACGTAATTTTATATTCACAATCTGAATATAATGAAACCCACTGCAGATTATCCTGACCATAGCGGCTGAGGAATAACTCCCGTCGTACCCATAGTCTTTTTTTCAGGCAACGTTGCCGCAAAATATTCTGGCAACGGCCGGCAGCTTACGCGGGCAACACCGATCGGCGGCATCCTTTTCCCTACGCATTCCCTCCACGGCGATTTTCGTCCGAGGGTGAGCCTATGTTTCTAAATTGTTTCAGTCAGTTAGTTCATGAAAACGGCACGAATGATGCTCACTTTTGGCCCGAACAGCCCAAATCCCCTCTAGCATCTTTAAGCAAAATAGCGGCGATTAATTGAAATATTATGCTACACCGATGCGAAGGCATCGATATGAAAACCCAGCATTCATTCATAAACATCATTAAAAAATTTTTTTTGATAACTATGAAAAATATTTCATTAGGATTTTTCTTAAGGCGAGAGTAAATTTCTTCGCATAAAAGCAAGAATATCCATAAATTTCTCGGGGAATAAACGCGTATGGCGAATTTACTCTTTTTAGCACTGGCGGTCGCACTGCTCCTGGTCGCTGTTTTTTCTCTTATTTCGTATATAAGAGATCGCAAGAAACAAAAGTTTACCTTCAAAAAAAGACGCTAGCGGCAACAACGTTAGGGGGACGAGCACGCGTTGAGTCCCTTTAACCTACGCAGCCGGGCGCGCTCAGGGGCCGTCCTTGACGGTATCTCTTTGAAATAGCTTAAATAGCCAGAATTACTGCGCTGTACCCAGGCTTGGGGAAGCGAGAAATATATTATTGCATCACGTCAGGCCATCGCATCCCGAACGGGTTCTGTTTATTTTTATTTGCGGAACTATTGCTCAGGTACGCAGTCTGATTACTGTCTGTATAAAACTATCGAGACTGCTGTGACCACACTTATGATTGTTGTAACAACGCTTGCCGTGCTTAGTCTGTTCGTATTGAGTCTGGCAAAAGTTGGAATCGCTGTATCCAATAACCCCGACGAGTTCTGATTGCTCTTCGGGCCATCGTCGAATCACCAAACTCCCTGTCGCTGATCCTACATACCGCACGTCAGCGATTATCGTTTTTCCGTACCGCCGCCCTCTTCTTTTTTGCAGAACCCTCTCCTTTGCAGAAGCGCTTTACCACCGCGGGTGCCCGCCGCTTCCTTCCGCTGCCGTCACCTCTCCCCGATCCGTCACCCGGAGCCGCTGACGCACTGGTCGAGGAGACGGCCGGCAAACCTACTCCTTCGTTCGCTTACGCCGATATTTACGCTTAAATTTAAGATCGATGGCAAAAATAACCACGATAACACCGACAAGCCATAACAGGGTGGCACCAGTTTCAGCAACGTTCACAACATCCCTTTATCCATCACTTAATGTTATGGGTAACATTAAGAACCATATAAAACCAGTAAGCAATCGTTTTCGTTACAATTGTATGGCAAATAAATGGCGGAATGTCGCATCCGCAAGCAACAGCTCAGAAATCCGCCGCCGGCGGATGGAATGAAGCTCCCAGGGCGGAGATTGACGGTTCGCATTCCCTCTTCCACCAGGCTATATCTTAGACACCTTTATGCGTACAGGAGTGATGATGGTGAGCAAGAAGATTCTGATGCTGGTGGGCGACTACGCCGAAGGTTACTTGAATTAACACTTATCATACTGATTAGAAACATAATTAATTAAAATAAAAATAATTAATGTACTTAACTGTGTACTCAACTTACTTAACAATCCATTTGACTTGTAATCACCCATCGCTTAATACTGTATATCCAACCAGTTAAAAGGGGTGATTATCATGCGTGTAGAAATCAGCATTGCCAAAGAGAAAGCCGGGAAAATGCCAAAAGGGTCAATGGAGGCCCTGAAAGACGAGATGACCCGTCGAATCAGCAAACAGTATAACGACGTTGAGGTGATCGTGAAGACGGCCAGTAATGACGGCCTGAGCGTTTTGTGGGCAACAGATAAAGAAATCGCCAAAGAATTTGTCGAGACTACTCTTAAAGACGCTTGGGAGACGGCTGACGACTGGTTCGTGCGTTAACTGATGTGTAAACTGAGGCCTACCGCCAGGCATGAACACCTGCGGTTACTCCCCGCCCGATAACCGATAGCTCTTGCGTACGGTTATCGGGCGGCCGATCAACAGACAACCTTTCGTGCATTTTTACTACTGACCACTCCGCCAGTCGCTAACTTGCTGGCCTTTCTTAAAGCTGCATTAAACGCAATTATCGTAACGGGGCTGCATTTATTCTTTACACGATTTGAATGGCTCTGAAATACAAAAATGTCTTGAGGATACATCATTCTTCTACGTTCCAGCATCGAGCAAACTGGAATACTTAGCTCAATCTGCTTAGCTTTTAGCCTTCCTTTCTCGCGTAGATAAGCGGTCCCATCATGAATATCTGTAAAACGAAGATCTATCAGTCTACCAACACTAAGCCCTGTATAAAAAATCATCGCCCACAGATCAGACCAAGTATCAGATATGTGGACAAGATTGCTGTTAATAGTTAAAAACTTATAAAAACTTATTTTTCTCTTACCGTTCACAACCAAACCAAACTGTTTTTAAAGCTGAAACACTGATTATCTCAAATGTTACATTCGAGAAAAGCTACTAACATTTTGGATCACTGACGGTAACTGGGAAGTATTTGTAAACCGTCTTCACTCCGACCCCGATCACGTCGGCCACCTGCTGCCGTGTGGCTCCGTTCTCCAGCATTCGTCGCGCCCGCTCGACAACATCAGTGGTCATCACCCGCCTGCGACCGCCGGGACACATCAATGACTGCGTAGCCGTCGCTGGTTTCAACTACAAGCGTATTGGCACCAAGGTTGCACAGACTGGTAATGCTGATCCTGCGCTCTATATAGTCAGTTGCTGGAGAAGGAAAGCCCATCACAGACCTCCGTTCGGGTTGAACAACAGGAAAGTTCGGTTTTCGCCTTCCTCGGTAGACACATCCCGGAATGTCGTGACGTAGTTCTCTATCCACTGATTGGCCTGCCGTGGCGACCAGTGCCAGTTCACCTTCTCCAGCTCCTGCAGGAATCGCCTGGTGATTAGGATGCGCCTGCCGTTGGGCTCGATGACTATCGCATTGCGGCAGGCGACCTCAATTTCGTATAGACGCGGCATGATCTGAATCTCTCAATGATACTGCTTTTATATACAGTAGTTTTATCGGGGGTTCAGATCAATAGCGGTTACACCTATCAATAACCGCATCTGCGTTATCATATTGTTTATTCAGAAGACCAGGAGTTAACGACGACGGAATCTGGTACGCCGCCGCCATACTGGGTATTGATGTTGTTCAGTTCTGCTGTCACAGCCTCTTTAACTGCAGCGTCGTTCCCCTCGGATTCAACCGCCAGTGTTCCCGAATAAATAACCTGCCCATCTTTTGTCGCCTGGTAGTTCGCGATATAGCTCCCCATACGCCCTCCTTAAATGGTTTTGCCCTTCAGCTGGTAATAGTTTTTGTATGTCATATAAATGGTTGCGATTTCCGCATCGGTCAGCGCTCTGCTGGCTACCAGAGATGCCCGAATAAACGAACTGCCTGTAGTTGCAGCATCAACCGACGCACCAAACAGAATATGGGACGACGGCATAGAGTAAGGAACGGCCGCTGCTGTCGTCGTTGTCTCCTGGGCAGTCCGTGGAATTTTCATTTTGGTCAGCATCGAACCGCTACCGTTATCACGGATGAATCGACCTACCACCATTTCGCTATTTCCTGAAACTGAACTGTTAGCAACGGTTGCCTGCTGAGCTGTTCCAGTGGACGTCAGCCACTTGCTGATCCACGATGCGGTGGATGTCTGAATACCACGGCTGCGCTGCGGTGCGTTGATTTGCACCCTGCCGATAACAGCGCGTACCGCCCCCGGCCAGTCGAGAATAGAAATTTCCGTCAAGTCATTCGAATTGTATGCAGAGATATCGATACCAGAGTCGATATAGTTCCCCTCGCTCACGGTAACACCGTAATCACCCAGCACTGGTGAGCCGACAACCGACATTGCTGCGCCGACGCGGTTTCTCGTTAACGATGCCGGGTCGTTAACATCCCAGTCGGCCTGGATAATAATTCCGGGTATTAATGATGGGAGTAAGGTGATGTCACTTGGGTACGGATAGGTGTCAAGATACCGGGTGGCTGTAACGCCCTGATCGACATAAATTCTGGTTGTCATTGTGTTTCCTTCTTATAGCTGGAATGCAAAAACGGCGAGGTCGTTATAAAGCGGAAGCCCGGATAGCGAAACCCCGGCCTGGGAATCACGGATACACCCACGCGAACCTGTCATCGCGCCAGGGCTCTGCCCTGCGATCCCGGTTTCTGCATACGAAACGCGTGTGGCCGCTGTTGTATCTGTTTTGGTAATCACGATTTGAGCGCTGGCGCCGCTGCCTGATACAGCAACTGAAGCAATGGTGGCGCCAGTAATGATGAATCCGTAGTTCCCAGGGTCGGCAACCCGAGCGGCATCGATAACCAGGTTTCCAACGCATCCCCTCACAGGAATAGTGATGGTGTTTCCGGACTGCACGACACCAGACTCAACTGGCACGAGAGATGATTTCGTGCTGTCGTTAATCCACCCGCCGACAATTCTCCCTATCACCTCTCCTTCGGTACGATAACCAGAACTTGTCAGGTGCTCGCCGTCGGAATACGGACGCGCATACTGAGCGCTGGCCAAGTGAATAAACTCGTTGTCACGGGCCTCCTGATACTGAGCAATAGCCATCGTGTTGGTTTTGGTTACGCCTGCAGTTCCGCCATACGGTACAATATTGGAAAGTTGCCCAATGAACATGCTCAAAGATAATGAGTCATTGGTTTCCGTATTGATGATGTTCTCGTAAGACGCGCGCAAATTCTCCATAGCACTTCTGTAGGAGGCAATGGAAGTTCCGGCAGAAGCATTCTGGTTACCGTGGATAAGGATCAGAACTGGCACATACTCCATGCCCAACTTATCTGCCATTGCAACCGCCGCCTGAATCATTTTGGTTCCGCCTGAAAAAGTAGCAGTTCCTAGTGAAATACCGGCAATATCGGTTCCTGAGGAGCAAGCATCGCTTATCAATACCGTTTCGCCAGTGGCATCAAGAATAGCCTTCGCAATACCACTTGACGGAGACTCCTGGCCGGGCCTGGTGCCTACATTCTCACGGCACGGGATCACCGACTCAAGAAGCGCGTCGTTCAACGTATCGTACTTAAAATCAACTTTTGGACCAGTAGAAAAGCAGATAACTCCATAATCTGCCTCAGCTACAGTAGTGACTGGACTCTGACTTATTGTTGAACCACCGGCAGCCAGGGACTGACCTGTTAGTAAGACATGGATAAGCTTTTTGTTACCTTCACGGGCCTTGAACTTTCCATCATAAGTAGCGCGATAATTTTTATAGTTACCGCTTCCATCTGATAGATACCTGAGAAAGTTTTTATAAGCGACTGGCGCTATGTTGGAAACTCCTGAATCATTTGTAACCTGCGTGATAACATCATTCTGTACAGAAATAATGTTCCCGTTAACAGAGGCAACCATTGGATAGTTGCTGCCTTCATCTCCTGACGCCCCTCCTTCTCCCACCTGCTCAACAGTGCCGTCACGCAGTACGCGCCTGTATATTCTCCCCTGTCCGTCCATATGGACTTCAGTATATTCGCTAAGACTTTCATCATCTGAGACCCACGAGATGAGGTCACCGTAAACAAAGCTTCCTGAAGACATAATCCTGAAAACCTCCACGTTGGTACCGCGGGCTTGACAGATCAGCCCGCCGGCTATCTGAACAAACTCAACAAATTCCCCTACCATTAATGCGGGAAATCTGCTGGTACCATCAGCATAGCGCTGATACGTGGAATTACCCATGCTATCCAGAATTAATTCTGCAATATCCGGATATGCATCAGTAGTCTGGGCAGCCCCGGACGCCATTATCTTTGCCACTTCCTCGGTAATTAAAACCCGCAGAGCATCGACATACTCTGCTGAAATCATCTTGCGACCGGTAGCCTCCAGCGTCCCTGTGTTGTTGATGTACTCGTCAGCCAGATAGTTGTCATCTACGCTACGAACATACGTCGCCGATCCTGCAGGGATATTAGCGATATCAGCCTGAGCCGCCGCCAGCGTCATATACTGTCGACTGAGCGGAATCAGGTTCTGTCGAGTTTCCTCGACGACTGCTACACCCTCAACCGCCATTTGCTCGCGCTGATCGTCTGCTTTTTTTTGCAGACCTGCCATTGTATCGCGTTCAATTCCGGTCCTGGTGATAACTGTTAATCCTGTCGAATTAACAAATCCGTCAATAGTGGCATTATTATCCCAGACGTCAGGCATGGCAGAGGACGGGACTGAATTACCCGTATTATATTCGTCAACCATTTTTTACCTCAAATTATACGGTTAATTCTGGCCAGTCGATATCTGGAGCTGTGTTTGTTTCGATAGCAGAAAGCGCATCGATATAATCAATAACAGTGTTTAACTTATTCTCTTCGGATTCTGATAATTGTCTTCCGGCCTGAAGTTTTAACTGGATAAAGCTGATTGATTGCAGTGAAGTAGAAATTAGTGAATTTCGTTTATTTTCAGCGGTTGCAATTAGTTCCTCTTTAGTCGGTTTTGGCAATTTAATCCATGCAGGTCGGCCAGATTCATTCCCTAAAGCCATTCCATCTGGTGGGTTATTTTTCCAGAATGTTGATGCTTCTTCGTCTGTTGCTTCTATAGCATCAGCGGGCCACTTACTTTCTGTATATGTGCCATCTGTTTTCCACTCAGCAGGAATGAAAGCATTAAGCGAAGGTGAAAAATAAGCTTTTGTCATGTCAGAATCCTATTGCGACCCAGTTGAAACTATCCAGATTGCTGGTTGTACCAGAGGTCCAGCCGTAGAGGTTCGTTGCCGCATTAGTCAGGTTTGAAAAAGTGATAAACCTCGCAGCAACGTCAGAGTTTTTCACCGGGATGAACGCCAGTGCGGCATTTGGAAAAGGCGTAGGGAACGTAACAGCTCCTGTCGGTGAGTTTATGATTGCGGAACCAAACTGAATGATCAGCCCACCAGGCACGTCCGGGATGCGGATAAAGTCGTTAGCGGAGAATGTTCGCTTAGGGAACGCGGTAGTGAGAACAGCATTTGAACGGGAATTCAGCGCGCTGATCAGGTTTGCCAGAAACCCGTTTGCATCCCCGTTATCCAGGATATTGATGCTGAGTTCGTTAGACACAAACTGTGCCAGGCATGAGGTAACAAACGTTCCCTGACGCAGCGCTTTATTCACCTGCGCAGATGAAGCTTTACCGGAAAGAAAACCAGAGGCCAGGGCTGACAGCGCCTCATAGTCGGCCTGCGATAATACGTTTGCGCCACTGCCCGTAGCGAAGGGTTTAAAATCGTTAGTCGCCATTAAAATTGCTCTCCCCATGACCCACGGTCAAAACCAGCGATATAGTCATTTTCAATATCAAAGCCAAAGAACTGATACCCATCACTGACGGTTTCTATTTCACGAACACGAACCCCAGCGGCCTTTACCGTCATATAACCGTTCTGAATAGCCCACCACAGCTCGCTGTTAACCTGGTCAATTGGATTGATGTCGTAGCGTGACGGCACGTACCCTGGTGGCAATGCGATGAACGGTCCTTTATTAACGGCGCTATCCAGAATTAATCGGTCGATTTCGCTCATAGCTACTTCGGGGTCTCCGAGTATCCAGATAGAGATCGACATATCCTGGTTATCGACAATAGCCATGCGGATTCCTGATCCCGCCAGAGCAGCATCAAGAATGGGAGGAAGTGAATCGTTCTGACCGTCCCAGTTGTTTATCGCCACCTTCACCTTGAGCATCATCCGGTATATCTCATTACTGAGATCGATAAATCCGTCGTCAGGATCATAAGGCCCCTGCCAGACGCCTTGATCCCACCCGACGCGCTCCGTATCCCACGAAAAATAAATACCGGTTACAGGCGTAGCCACACGACGGGAACGCCCTACCCATTCGCCAACAGCATCCAGTTGCACACCAACTGCTGTATCGATATCAAAAGCAGTAACAAGCTCGCTTACTGCGGTCGATACATCGGTGAGGGGCCTGGTAGAAAGGTCAACGTGAGCGAAGAAATGCGGTTTACCGGCGTGATAGTTGGTAATCAGATCGGTGTATTTGCTCATGGCACCACCAGATTAATATTGCTGACGGTGCAGGAGGCGGACTGGTCAAACGCAATAACCACGTTCGCCGCGGATACGCTTCCGGCAGACGTACCGATCAACAGTTCGGTTATATCGTAGTAACGAGCATTCCCTCCACTGACTACGCCAAGGTTTGCAGGGGAGTACACGCGGCTCAACAGAACACTGGCACCGATTGCCAAGGAGTTGATATAGGCTGCTACAGACTCTTTGATTTCATCTCCGACCTGGGAGGTATAACCCGTCAGTGGGTCAATCGTGATTTTGACAAAAATCGGCACATCAACCGGGCGTGAGAACCCCACGTCATGCGGATTGCCGTACAAATCCTGCACGGTGATTATCGTACTCCCGTACGGCGTGGTTCCCTGGCCTTTCACCCCACGAATGGTATTGGCGATAACCGTTGCATCTCCACCTTCGACAATTGCAGCGATAGAGTGTGGCGGTAGCCCGTTAGCATCAGGTGCATCCGTATCGTTCTCAAACAGCTTGTGACGGGTTACGCCTTCAATGTTGGCAATCGCTCCATCTACCGCATCAAACGGCGTGAGAGACGCCAGCGCGACGCTTTGCGACTGCCTTACGCGTAGCTGCGCATCCGTCTCTGCAGCAACACCTACGGTGGCCGCCAGCGGGTTAGTGACCGAGGCCCATCCGCGCGTGGGATTGTTGATGCCGTTTACCGACCCCGCTACCGCGGCGACTGCTCCCGAGTTCGCACAGGTGGCCGTAGCTACCACTGTCCCATCGGAGCCAATGACTACCGTTGCAGGCAGATTCCAGACCACGCTGTTTGTGTCGCGTACTGAGCCGTTGGTGATGGTCGTACCGACGGTGCCAGTCAGCAGCAGGTCTACAGTTGAATTTGTCGCTGCACGCGGGGTGATGCCGTTAATTTTGACGTTGCTCGTCAGTGCGTCACCCAGAGCTGTCGCCGGCGAGAACGACCGGTAAACCGAAATGGCCGTGTTATTGGCGTCGTGAATGGCCAGCGCCACCAGCGCCACCATCTGGCCGTCTTTGCTGTCTGGTTCCAGATAGGCATCACTGCCATAAATCTGCTGGAAATAACCAGTGATGGTATCCAGCACAGTTTGATAATCGGGCGCACTAATCCCCTCAGCGGTTACCGTTGCCGATAAGCCGAGTGTGTCGAGGTCCAAAGACATTACGCCTCCGAGGTTACTGTGGTTGTCCCGTAGATGGTTTCTACCGTTGCTGTGAACGTTACACGGCGTGTACGTCCGTCGACTTCGGTGTTAAATTCGGTGATTGCGCTCACGCCCTGCGTTTCCAGAATGCGCCGGCGGATAGCCAGGTTGTAGGTGTCAGGCTTTTGCTTACCCAGTACGGACTGAATCCAGGGTGTTCCCTCTGTGGTATCGAGGAACCACTGACCGTACCAGAGCAAAAAGCGCGTTTTAATGGCCTGCGCGACGGCCTCAGGAGAGTTCACGAGCCAGGTATCATCGCCCCGACCGAAAGTGTAATCCCCGTCATCATCTTCACGCCTGTAGCGCATCAGTTCACCTCGTCTGTATCATCGGTGCCATGCTGAACCCCGCCGTGGGTGTGCTTATCATCGATCGATTTACCGTTAGCTTTAACAGAGCCAATAAACTCAACAGCGCCGGTAATTGTCGATGCAATACCAGAGGCAATAGTACCCACCATGCCCCCCATCCAGGACAGCAGGCCACGAATGGTAACCTTTTCGGAAAAGTCAGCCATCGGCGTAATGACGTCAAGGCCGCCTGGTGCGGCTATTTTTATCTTCTGCGTAGTTGGGTCAATTTCCAGATAGGTACTTCCGTCATCGCTTCGAAACTGAGCGGCTGTAATGCTTATACCGCTGATTTTCTTCGCTTGTGACTGCGGACCCACGATACAGAATGCATCCGATAAATCGTGCATACGCCCGTCTACCGGCTCCTGTATGCCCCCGCTCTGCCACCAGAAATCAATGCAGCGGTCGGCAAATATCACCAGGCATTCATCGCCTTCGCTAACGGGAAAAGTGAACGTACATCCGCCACCGCGGGGGAAGACGACAGGAACGTCCACCAGCAGCGGGTAATCCTTCGTTTCTTTGTTACCGTCGTTGTCACGCTCGATGTAGCGGATCGCCGGTTGAACAACTGCGGTTACCGTATCGGGGTCGAAAGACTGGATGATGCCAGGCAGCACAACGCGAAGTTGTTCGTTAAGCGTCCTTCGCTCAGACGCCAGCACCTCCGCCAGCGCACCGCTACGGGTTTTATCGGATACCGCCATTTGCTTTACTCCGGGCATTAAAAAACCCGCCGAAGCGGGTCTTAAATGGATGGGTTAAATTTATGAAACAGCTGATAGCTCTTTATTTTTTTCAATCTCTTCTCCAATCTCCAGCGAACGGTAATATTGAAGAGCGGCTGGATCAGCTACATATTCAACCTTGCCGTGATTATCTTCAACGCATTGAATTATTTTATCAATATCAGTCTTGAAGAATTCTTTCCGTAGGTTGACTTTATTCATTCGCTCACTGCTAAGTTTGTTATGTAAGGCATATTCAAGTGCAGGGGCGTCATCGCAGCTAATCATAGCGTGAACATCAAACTCAAATGGCACGCTTGCTCCGCTTAATTCACTAACACGATCGAGCGGCTCAAGACGACGGGTCATGCCTATTTTGTAGACATTTTCACCAAACGATCCGATGTTAGAAATAACATAAACATGTCCCTGTTTGGTCATCTGAGCCATTGATTTCGCTCGCTCATACTGCTTGTGAACATCTTCAATCTCTTGTTCCAGTTGACGGCGGGTTTCTTCCAGTTCCTGCCGATGCTCTTCATCGGCTGCCAGCAGGGCTTCTTCTACAGCTTTGCGGCGGGCTTCAAGCTCCTGCTCTTTCGCTTCGGCTTCCTGCTGCTGCCTTTCCAACTCTTCGGCACGCTGGCGCTCTTCTCGCATTTGACGCTTGATTTCGTTCTGAGCTTCGCGCTCATCCTGAGCAGCCTGAAGATCCAAGACTTTACCTCTAAATTCTTTCTCTACCTCTTTCCAGTCGGAATGATCGCGGAGTCGGAAATACTCATATTTTGCAATTAGAGTCTGATAAATCGCTTTTTCCTTTCTGATATCTTCAAGTTTCTTCTCAAAGTTTTTCAGCGTTACCGACGCAAGCAGCGTTTTGCGTTTATAGCGATAGGTATCATCGAGAACGTTCTGTATTTCTTCCTGTGCAGATTGGTGCTGATCTCGGAATATAGTTTCAAAATCGAAAGCAAAATCAACAGCTTTACCGAGGATTTCTTTGCTTTTTATTCTATTTATTTCAATAACCTGCCTGAGTTCGGATTTCAGGTTATTATGTTCGACTTCGCGTGCAATATCCCTGTTTTTGTATTTTTCAATCGCCTCTTCTTTTTCCTCAATCTCAGCCGCAAGAGATTTTTGATTTCTAAGCTCAAGATACTCAACAACTTTTTTATGTTTATTTATCAGATATCTATAGGTTATATAAGCACCAATAACGGCCCCTACGCCTAAGACAATCAATATTGGATACAACGCTTCCATGTACAATCACCCCAGAATCAACAATTAGAATCATCTGAAATATACAGGATCTTGACTTAGAAGCGCCATATCAACTCCCAGCTTATTGTTTAGCCAAAAACCTTTTTGCAGGGGAAAGACCCGATGATCTTTGGTGCATCCATGCTGTTTTGTAGAAGTTGGACGTTGAGGAATGCCTTTCCGTTGCGCTTAACAAACTCAAAGCCATAGTTGTTACCATCACGCGCAGGCATAAGGCCCATGTCCATTTTCATGTTCGCGTAGTCGCCATTCTTACCCAAAAATTTTATCTTCTGAGATGTGACTGTTTCTCCGTTGATAACGGTCATTCCATCACCGGTCATCACATAATTGCCACACTGAATTGCAGCCATAGCTGGGGTTGAAATCACCACGAACAACGCCAAACAGAAACTTTTCATTAAAGCCCTCTTTCCCTCGCTGATGAGGAAACAAGATCCATCGCGCCACGCGCTTCACACATCATGTCCATGTACCACGCCTGGCCCCTTGTGTCGCCAGTGTACATAATGCCGCGGACAATATAAACGCCATCGGTCGCAATACTCGCCGGCTGCGCTGTGGTGCCCTCGACGGTGATGTTGCCGTTGTTGTTCTGGTCGGTGATGCGCCCTTGCGTCATGGCGATATCGTTATTACCCAGCACGGTGCGGTACACCGAAGCCTGGTTAAGCTCGATAAGTCCATTAACCCGGATGTTTGGGTTAATCAGGCAACGAACGTTAACGCCACTGCCGATGGTCTGCTGCGGCATGCCGATCAGCCCGGTGGAGCTGTTGAGCTTAATAGCATCGTGAACCACTTCGTTTTTCGCCACCATCTCGCGCTTACCGTCAACAAACATCCAGTCAGCTTGGCATTGGTCAGCAACGTTATCCATCAGGTGGCGAGTCATCCCAAACAGCACTCGCCCGCGCGGGTAGACCGTGGCGGGCATGGCCGGAGTGCTTCCCTCAGTTGCGCCTTTCGCGTTGAAATCTTTCATCAGCGCCGCATTGACGTCAGCAACCGTATAACCCGCAGCAAGCGTCTGCGTCGTTATCGAGGTGGCAAACGCCCGGTCGGAGTCTGCCGCCTGAATCAGCACAAAACTGTCGATGGGATTGTCTTTGCCGGTGATGGTGTAGCGGATCTCACCATCAAAGATTAGCCCGTAGTTCCGCCCGTCCATCTGGCCTACTTCGTCGGGGTTTACTGTTCGCGCTACGCCGACCTGACGGGCGGAAACATCCGCTGCAATCCCGTCGTAACCGGCAATTACCCGGATACGGGTAAATTCATCACCAACAATCCGGTTAACGGTATCAGCAGCGAGGTTATAAACCTTAAAGGTCCCTACCCGCGTTTCGCTGCTCAGGTTAAACCAGTCGATAGTAAAAGTGACCTTGAAGCTACCGAAGTCGGTGGCGTTGCCTTTCGAATCGACAAGCTGCAACTCAAAATGCCGCATCCAGTTTTGAGACATGGTTACTCCGTTACCGCATAAAGATGGCTGTTTATTCCGAGGTCGTTTTCGGTGGGGTTTTCGTTTGCCGGGTTATCACAGCCGACATAGAGCGAAAACCCCAGCCCGAGATAGTAGTATTGCGCCAGCAGGTCGGCGCCGGTAATCAGGGGTATCCCCTTAATCAGGTCGGCGCCGCTGCTGTCCATGATATCGAGGCACCAGAATGCAGCACGCCATGTAACCGCCATTTGAAAGCTCTGCCCCGCCAGTGATATAGAAAACACCTGGTTTTCAGGTGAGAGCGGGATTTCTAAAACGGTCATTCACCCTCCGGATACATAGCCAACCAGATTGCTCAGCAGTGATTCATTTTTTGGCGTCGGTGTTTTTACGCCTGAGTTCTGCACCGCTGAAGTATTCGCCCCCAGTTTCATATCAGTCTTTGGAGCGACCTGTGCTGTAGTCGTGCTGGTAATATTGACTTCGCGCAGCGTGAGTACCGCAGAAAGTACGTTTTCTGTCGTCCTTTCGGTTGTGACTTCCAGTCCGCGTATCAGCATATTGGTGTACAGTCGCTTACCGGTTACAACATCGAAAGGCACCCTTCTGATCTGCAGTTCCAATAGTTCCTGATACGTTTCTTTCGGGCTAAGACCAGCGCTCAACCCGAAAGAGGTGGTATCAAGAAAGTCGAGCAGAGATCCACCACCAGCAAAGCCGACCTGCATAACCACTTCTGACGGGCGGCGGTAGGCGTGGTCAGAAATTGCAGCGCCGACCTCTACCGGGTGTTCGGTGATTTCCAGCGTGTCATTGTGCTTTTCAGAAATGACGACGCTGGGAACGATCAGCCCGATGCGCCGGCTCTGCTGCTGAAACAACGTCGAGAGGATATCCATCAGCCGGCCCCGCTTTGATTAACCCGCAACACCCTGGCATTCGCTTCAAGCTGCCGGCGCCCGACTTCCTGGCCGACTTCCTGAGCGTTTGCGCCGTAGATGTTGTAGGTGTTCTGCTGCTGAACCTGTGCACCAGCCGCCTGATGAGCCAGTGGGCTGTTCCAGTTCGAATAGCCCTCTTTACGAGCCATTGACTGCATAAGAGCCCCCATCGTATTTGGATCTGACAGGTTAAGTGCTGCCGTGGGTGATACCCCCATCCAACCGGCTACCTGTCGGGCATACTGCTGTGGGTCGTTGTTGTCACCCGCTGGCGCCCAGGTGCTGACGATATCCATAATGGACTGCAGGCGGCGACCGGTCGTTTTCCCTGTGAAGTAACGCATCAGCTGGTTTTTCATCGCCGACCAACCTTCCAGCGCCGATCCGAACGCACGAAAGCCGCCACCGCCGACAGGGCGAATGTTTCCAGGGTTGTTGTTGCGATCGGCAAGCGTTTTCTGCTCATGTTGATACCAGCCGCCATCACTGAAGCGAGTTTTAACCTCCTCCCAGAAGCCCAATACCTTACCTCGCGCGTTAACGGCGCTACTGGTTACGCCTGGCAACACATCAGGCTGATCACTCCCTTGCTTGAGCAGAGCCTTGCCTATACTCGCGGCATCCGACCAACGACCGTCTTTGATGGCGTTAAGCAGGTCACCAATCATGCTCAGCATTTTGCTGAACTCGCCCATTTGGGTAATGAAGTTGCTGAAATCCCACTTCAAAGACCAGGATTTGGGGTCGATGTTTAGCAGTTTCGCGAGCGCTTTCCCGAGGTCAAAAACCGTTTGTTTCAGGTCGCCGACCATTTTCAGCGCTGCATCTACTTCAGGCTTCCATTTACCCCAGTCGATGAGACTTTTCCCGCCCTCTTTCCAGGTCTGGTAATCCTCCCATAGCAACGCTATGGCGCCCGCAAGACCGAGCACCCACGTAATCGGCGATGCGAGCATTGCGCGGTTCAGCAGCCACCACGAGGCGGTAAGCGCCCCAAGCAGCTCTATCAGCTCCTGCGACTGCTTATCCAGAGAATCCCACCAGTCACTGATACCCTGGCCTAGTTGAATGAGACGGTAAATTACACGTCCCACCATTTCGCCGGCCCAGAGGATACCCTTAACCGTCGCTGTGATTGCCCCTTCGATTTTTGGGAAGTTATCCAGGATCTGGCGACGCAGCCGGTCCAGTGACCCGGCCAGACCATCGGCCAGGTTAGAGCCGATTTTGTCGCGTGCCATGCCGGCCATTTCACCGAACGAGCGCAGCGACGTCATGAACTTGTTTGAGCTGACGGCGGCCACATCGGCGTTATAGCCGATCGCCTTCGCCATTGCGTTATATTCAGCGCTGAACTGGCCGATACCGCGACGCATAGCCATCAGGGTATTTTCATCAATGCCCAGCATCTGCGCGTACTGATTGGCCCGGTAGTAAGGCATGCTGCTGAGACGCTGGCCGACGCCGGTAAAGATCGTCGCCATATCCCGCATATTGCCTTTAGCATCGCGGGTCTGAATGCCCAGGCGATTCAGGAACCCCTCGGCGCCTGGGTTGTTACGCACGAACCGTGACAGGTTTTCCAGTGAGCCGCGGGCGGCGTCCACACTGCCGCTCATCTGACTGACTGCATAACCTATCTGTTTGATGCCCTGGACCGTTGCGCCGGTGCGCTGAGAGGCCCAATACAGATTATCAAGGCTGCTGGCGATTTTGGCGGTAAACGCCACCACGGACGCGGCGGACAGCTCTACTTTGGTTCCCAGCTCGATAGCCTTCAGCGTCGTCCCGGCAATCACAGCATCAAACTTTCTGGCGCCGGCCTCGTCCACTTTAAACCCCAGCGAGATCAGAAAGTCCTTGAGCGTTTCAGCGTTCATTGTCCTCTCTCCATTTCGCTATGCGGTAATCGTTATCGGCTTTGAGATCCAGCCAGTCATTCATGCGGGCAATGTCGGCCAGGTCGACTGACCCGTCCTTCAGTGCGGTATAAAGGATGTACCCGGCATCCACCGGGCGCATCAGGAAGCTTTCGCCTTCAGGCAGTGAATCCAGCGTTAGGCCTGCGGAGGCTGGTCCTCCGGCGGACTGGCGGGGAGTTCTTTCAAAAAATTTCCCAGACTTTCGGCGACCACCCGCGCCACCAGCTGCAGCATCGTGAACAGGTCGATATCGTCGAACATCAGCACGCCCTGATCGAACACTTTCGCCCAGCCCTTCCCATTCTGGCGGGAGACGACGCTCAGGCACGGATAAACCACCGCGTTAACATCATCATCCGGTAGCGCGGCCAGCGTGTCGGCAATTTTCGGCAATACGCTTTCCAGTACGGCGCCGGAATTACCAGTTGCAGCCTGCGCCTTCAGCGTCGAGAACTCGCTTACCAGACCGGCCAGCACCGGCAGCAGCTTGCGGCTAACCTTCAGTTGCTGGAAAACGTCGAGCTTGGCGGTACTGTAGTTAACGCCTTTGATTTCAAATTCCATCGGTTAAAACTCCCCGAGAAGTTGGTCAATTTTGCCGCAGTCAAAGACCCACGACACCGTATTGCCGACTTTGGCGTTAGCATGATCCGGCTGTTTCTGGAAAGCGCAGCTGCGTGCGGTAGTGGTATCGCCAGAGGCTTTGTTGCGGATGACAATCACGTTATTTCCCCAGGTTGCAGAAGACAGACTCTGAGCGTTGTACATCAGGGACAGTTTCTTGTTGACTGGGGATGTTTTCAGCAGCGTTACGGTGATCGTGCCGCTTTTCCCACCGTGGAGGCTGTGCATCACCTCACCATCAGCACCGATGGTCATGGTGTTTTTTGCCTCGGTCATCGTAACCGTGATGCCTTCCTCGGAGTTCCCGGAACCATAACCCAATTCAAGGAGGCCAGTAGGACCGGCAAGAGAGGCCGAAACATCAATAAAAGAATAGGTAGACATTTATGGCTCCTTAGCGCACTACCGTGATGGCAACCGTGCCGTAATGAACGGCCCCAGCCAGTTTCCCGGCGACCTGAATCGGCACACCTTTCCGCGCTTCCCGATCGACCTGCAACTGGTCGTCGACGTTTTCCGCCCAGGTGTAATAACCCTTCGTCAGCGTGTCGCCGGTATTGAGTTGCCCCATCGGGCCGCCAGTCCATTTACCCGGCGCAAACAGCCCGTTAGTAACGGCCTTATCGAGCACCAATTCGATGTTGGCGATTCGGGTCGTGGTGCCGGCGTCGGTCTGGGGTATTTTCGTCGTGCTGGTATAGAGCGTATTAAAGTCGGCGGTTTGAACAGCGTTCTGCAGCCAGTCCAGCCCGTGTCGCTCGTCGAAGAAGTCACCATTACTCATCACGCCCTGCTCAAGGATTGCCGTATCGTTTTCGTAATACACGTAAACGTTACAGTTTTTCGCTTCGAGGTTATTGGCCTGCGGCGTACCCAGGGTTTCGTAGGTGATACCTGGTTGCTGTTTGAATTTCAGCGTGATCGTCGTATTGCTGCCGGTGAAATCGACAGTAAACGCACGCGCAAAGGCTGACAACGCGGCATAGCGGCTACTGGTCGAATACTGGATGAAAGTACGGCTATATTTCGCAGCTTTCAGTTTGGAGGCCAGATCCGTAGTCGTTGCAGCATCCAGAATCGTTGCAGCAGCCGAGGTAATGCCGAAGATGCGGGAAACAGTGGATGCTTCAACAGCCGCGGCCACGCTGATAATATCCGCATCAGCGGGGTAATCAGCCTCAGGAACAGCGAGATGTAGCCCATACCAGCTGTTGTAATCCATTAGGGTGTTTACGGCCTGCAGCACGGTTTCTACTGTTCCAGACTCACCGGTTTCCAGCGTTTTGACCCAGCGACCAACATAGAGCAGAGTAGGCTGCGGCTGCTGAGAGAACCAGATAACAGAGGCTTTATACTCTTCGCTGTCAACACCGAAATCATCACCGATATCGTCAGGGGCAGAATAGGCCCGGAGGCGTTCGGCGATCGGGATGATGGTTGAATCGCCAAGAATAAGCATCGAGCCAAAGTTGCGCCCCTGCGCAGCCCGTGCGGAAAGCGTCACCGTCACGTTAGTGATACGGTTAAGGGGAAGCCCTTTTTCCATGTTCAGTCTCCGGTAACTATCGTTACGCTCGCGTCAACGACAGATTTAACGTTGTAAGTGCGGATGATTTTGCGGCGTAGGTCCACGCTGATGTCGTAGCGTCGCACCCACTGGTTATTGATGAGCTCAGGCAGATTGAGGATCCGCCCATGCTGCAGAAATGTCAGGCCTGAGCGGTTGAGCGCGTCATTGTTCTGCGAGACCAGCAGACCGTCACGAAAGCGCGTGGACATTGCCAGCCCCTTCGGGCCATAGAAGCACAAGATCAGGCTCACGGTCTCATGCGACCACTGTTCGGTGTTCTCTTCGCCCTGCACGTACGCCGGGTTGAAGTCCCCCTGAACGCTGGTGATACCGAACGCGCACCAGGTGGTGCCATTTTTGGGTAGCTGCTTTTGCGGGTCGGTCCAACGCGGGTAAACCTGCGTCGCAACCATCCCGGTCACACCCCGTATCCAACGGCTGATTAGTCGCTCCAGATCCTCATCGTAGGGCGGTGAGTCATCGACGGACGTCAGATAACCCGCCGTTGTGCTGTCGTTACTCAATTGGCGTTCCCCCGTCAAATTCCAGCAGTTCGCAGTGTGCCTGGACGAACCCGGCGCCGTAGGCCGTATACGGATCGACAAACGTCACACGGTAGTCACGCCCGCGGTAGGTAACGGTGTCAGCATCTAAACCCGGTTTCCCCTGCGTTAGCCTGAACTGCGTCACGATGAGGATTGCGCCGTTGATGTTCTGACCTGCGGCCATCCGTTTCGCTTCCAGCGAGCGGTCAACGGTCACAACGCCAGTAAACGGGATATCCTGCGGCGTATTGACCGGGAAGTTATCCTCGTCGACCGTCTGCACCTGCCGGTGACAAACCAGCGTCAGATCGACAAAATCCGGGTCCAGAAGGACCTCTGTCACATCGAGAAGAGGCATTATTTTTTCCTTACGACGTATTGAATCGCACGCAACAGGAAGCCATGAGCATATAGCGGCTTAATACCTCTCAAACCAGCAGCACGACGCCGCTTGAGCGTCTTTTCAGATAAGGGTTCTAGTCGTTCACCGTCACCGATAACCGCCTTTGCCGCATCACGGGCAATCTGCCCAGCGGCTTCAAGATGCTGCTCAGCCACACCAGAATTACCCTCAAGCGCAGCCTGTGCGGCAAGCTTCAGCCGTGCGGTGGTTTTATCCCGAGAATCCTCTATACCCATATCGAGAAAAGGCCGTGGTGGGAGCGTGACGATCTCGCCGTCAATCTCCACGGTCGCCCCGGTGGACTGCAGGTAACCTATTTCGGCATTACTCAGTGGGGAATCTTCACGTGGAGGGCCAGCAGGAATGCCCACCAGCACATCGGTGCCGGACAGCTTATTCAGTGCGTCGAGAACATCGGCGTAATTGTCAGAGCGAACCGTTAGCCCGGACTTCATAGCAGTTGTCTGCCGCCGGCGCCGAACATCGACCACCACCAGAAGAACTCACGGCCGTAGCCGGTATTGTTCCAGAACCCCGCATCGGGATTGATAATGCCCGAGACGTCGTAACTGGCGCTGACCTTATCGACCGATTTGGAAGTCAGCACGCCACCGCCTGCCGAGTTCACCCCACCGCCGACAGCCGCCGTCGCAATCGCTCGCCCGCGCAGCTCGGTGTAGTGCGCAACGAAAAGCTCAGCCAGATAAACGAACTGGTCGCCCAGCACGTCCTGATTGAGGATGACGTCGGCCTGCCCCAGATAAAAAGTCACTGCGGGGTCGGGATAGCGGGTGGTGTCGTTGAATTCGGGGAAGTCGGTGCGGAACTGGTTACTTGTTGGTAGAAGACTGTTTTTTGGCATTGCCAGTCTCCTGCTTTTCATCGTCAGTAACAGGATTCTCAGTGACGGCCTTCAGGTCAGCAATTTCTTTGTCCTTTTCGGCAATCTGGGTTAACAGCGCAGCGTTAGCGCTTTCCAGAGAGGCGACATAGTCCTTGAGGTCAGCGTTAGCTGCTTCAAGCTGCTCCGCCTCTTCGTCGTCAATCTGCTTTGCATACGCTTCAAAAGCCCAGTGCGATTTCACGTTATCCGGGAACTCAGAACCGCTGTGAACACCCTTGCTGATTTCAAACTTTGAACCATCCGCAAAGCTTAACGTTGCGGCAGAAGTTACGAGATACTTCATGTGATTACTCCATTAAAAGGCGAGGAAAACCTCGCCTATAGTGGTGATCAGGATGCCGGAACGTCCAGGTAAGAGAGCGTATTAGAATACGGCACTTCAACCTGCCCCAGTTTTCCGTAGTACACGGTCAGTTGCTGCATGCTGCGATACTCCAGAGGCGTATTCAGCAGCGGCACCATCGGGAAGCGAATATATTTTTCGTCCTGAGTGTACGCAACGATACGGTGGGAACCGCCGGCACCACGTTTTGACGCCCACTTAATGGAGACGATCTCCAGCGGTTCGCCGTTTTCCTGAAACGCGATGCTGTTGATTTTCACGTACTCCAGAACGGAGATGTTACCCGCAGAGGAAACCTTTTTGATGGTCAGTAAGCCGAACAGCTCCGGAGCCAGGCCGATTTTTGCGGGGCATACCGCATAACCGGAGCGCATCCATACATCGGTCAGCAGCAGGTTAATATCCTGCAGGATGACGTCTGGATCGGTTGTAGCGGTCCACGCTGCGGCAGCAGCCAGCGGTGTGATATCTGGCAGGTTAAGCATGCCGGCCACGCCAAGAGCAGAGTCACCGATATACACCTGCTCGTCGGTATCCATGTTCCATTTGAGCTTCATCGCTTCATACTTCTGGATGTCGATAGGACGCCCCAGTTTCTGTGCAGACGCCAGTTCAAGAACAGTCCATGATACTTCCGTCGCCCACGGAGTGAGGTTGTTACGCGTCGGTTCAATATTCAGTTCCGGTCCGGGCGTTGCCGTGCCCTTCTTACCCATCCAGTTTTTACCCATCGGGTTTGGGCCACCAACACTGGAAAAATCAGTATTGGTAAAGGATGAAACTTCATCCGCGATGGAGATATCGCTACGCAGTGGCATATCGCGGGTCCACTTAACGGACACCAGCGGCATGTTAAGCGTCTGATCCATGCGCTCCAGCTCACCGACAACAAAAGCGCCGGTAGAGTCGATGGTCGCTCTGTCAACTGTAAACATTCATTCTTCCTCAGATGTTAAATGCAATTTCGATACGGCCGTCGGCTTCGCCTGGCCCCATTACCTCTGCATTCGTCAGCTGAGGTGTGTTTGCTGCGGTAGCATCCTGCGTCAGCACAAAGGAACCGACAGGGCTTGCAGTCGTGCCCGCGGTAACGCGCACATATACCGGATCGCCTTTTTTCGCCGCAGCAGCGTTACCAGCTGTCGCCTTGACGCAGATGTATCCACGCTTCAGGTTATCGCCGACCTGATTAGCAGTGATGCCGAGGTAAGCCAGGTCGGGAGCAGATGTGATCGGGAACGGTCGAACAAAAATCCCTTTCACTTTGGCGATAGTGTCGCCGTCGACCAGCGGCACGAATTGATCGTTAACGTATTTACCCGGCAGGCCATAGGTTGAAAATAAGTTGGTGTGGTCCAGCGTGACTGGCTCAATAGTCAGATCACGCGGGCGCGTTACTGCACCGACAAACCCAAGGGGCATGCGGGTTAAATATGCATTTCCAGCCATGTTGAATTACCTTATTTGCGCTTGTTCCAGAAATCGGCGTTGATCTTGTTCAGTTCAGCCGGTGACAGGTTTTTGGTGCTGGGGTTGCTATCTGTGGTGCGGACACCGTTATTCAGTGGCAACAGGTGGTTTTTGGCCTTGTTGATTTCGACAGCGGCCTTAAATACAGCGTCAACCGTGGACTTTGGCGCTTTGGTGAAATCATCAACGCCAAACGCTTTCAGGCTGTCACCGGTGCGCATAGCGTGGCTCAATACCTGGCGCTTAAGACCTTTGTCGCCGTTCGGCTGGAAGCCAGGGCAGATGATTTCAGCGTCAGCGATGATGTTGTGTTTAAACGCTGCATCGCCTGTCACCTTCTTATCTTCTTCCGCGTCTTCGTCACCGGTCGGGGTGTCTTTCAGATCCGATTCTGCGTCAGTGGTTTTACCTTCCAGCTTCTCCAGTCGGGAGATAATCGCCTGAGCCCATTCCGGCACGCCTTCATCTCCGGTTTTTTCTTTACCCGGTTCGGCTGGCGTTTCGTCCGTGGTGGTCCGTTGTTCGGTCGGCAGCGCAGTGGCCTGCGACGGCACGTTAATGTTGATAGTCGGACCGGGGATTGAGCCCATGCCATCAGACGGCATGTCCGGCGCTTCGTCGATGAGCTTCGCTAAAGCGTCCTCATCTTTCGTCTTAATGGCCTTAGCCAAGTTTTTAAACCATGACATTATTGGCTTTTCCTTTCGTAACGTTGATGGGACAGAATCCCCGATTGCACAGCGGCCGCCAGCCCGCCCCCGGTCAATGCCGACGGCAAGATGGTTTCCGGTGATTTGGTATTGCTTCCCCTTACCTGGGGAGAGCTGTTTATATTTGGCGTCGTAGCCGCAACTGACGTCGGTGTAGCCCTCCTGAATGGCGTCGATAGCCTCCTGTCGCTTAACTAGCACATCAGCAATCAGCAGGTCCGATTTATCGGCGGTGCCACGGCGAACGTTCTGAATGTGCCCGTGGGCCAGTTCGGCGTAGTTGGAGGGGTTAACAAAGACGATTTCACCGTTCGCCCCCTCCGGATGTTCCAGGGTGACGGCAACGCCTTCAAAGCTGGCCATTGTCTCCGGGGAGAAAACCTCGTCCTCTGTGCGCCACACCGTCACGGTACCGGTAAGCGGATCAGGGTCGATGTCCACCTCTTCCGGTAAATAGATTTGCGTGCCTGTTCTGGCGATCGGGACGTCTTTGCACAGCAGTGAACCGTCGGCCTGCAGGTAACGCGTCTCCCCCAGTCGGGCGGTAAAGTAATATTTCATGGTGCCTCGCTAAATGAGCGCGGGATCAGAGTTGCGGATGAACTCACGGAGCAGCGCCTTAACCTGACGGACGTTGCCGCGACCTGTGGCTTTCAACTCTGAGAGCTCGCCAATGGCGCGGTAACGCGTGGTGATACCGTCCATCGATATTTCGATAACTTTGCGGTCGCCAACTCGCTTTGATTCGATATGGACCTTTTTCATTCTCACCTCTTCGGGCAACAAAAAAGGCCGCTCAGTGGCGACCTTCGGTTAAGGGATAATTGTTCAAAATAGCGGGCTATTTAACATAATGGTTCTTACCCGCACCACCGAAAACGAACTGGATTGAAATGTCCTGCTAAGGCCGCAAAAGACCCGGTTTAGTGGGCTATTTCGGCCTCTTTTTCATCACAACATTTTGATAACATTTTGCGGGTATTGGACTTCAACCAGAACGACAGGGATAAGCCGCATTTTTCACCTTCTCGGCTCAGGGATCTGTACTTCTGACCAGCACTTGCAGTTTGGAAGGCATCCCGCATGTCCAGTCATTCCGTCCAGTGTCGGCGGGTTATCCCAACGCACAAACTTATCTTTCATCTTGCGATGTGATGGACGGGTGCCGGCGCCTTCAATACGCCACCAATAGCCCTCTGAGCCAACCGCCAGAGCACGCGCCTGCGTCAGTGCGCCAGTGGCGCGCCCAACCTCCGTACGGGCTATCATGCGTGCCCTGCTGGCGGCCACGCCTCCTGTTTCCATTATCATCTCGTAGAGCTGATCCGGACGTTCACCGTTGACCATCGCCTCAATGGCTCGGGTCTGGATATCGCGTACCCGATCGGCTGATTCCAGAGGCAAAGATTTCATCAGCTGAATCTGTCGGTAGACGATATCCTGCGCCACCTGCCCGACGGGCGTGTTACCCATCACGTCGCGCAGACCCGTACCTATCTCTTCAGAGACTGACCGCCATTGCTGCCACTCTTCCTGCTCCACCTGGGCGAACATTTTCTTGCCGACCATCTCCGCCCAGTCGTCGATCACCATCGAGTAGTCAAGCAGCTGTGACGCTATGCTGTCAGCGCTGGACTGTGAACCATCGTAGGAGCCCGTTACGATTTGGTTTATCTGGTCGACTATCGCCAACAGGCTTTTCTGATACTGGCGCTCTGACCGGCGGCGGAGGTTCGGTTTCAGATTCAGCCTCCTCCCACTGGGCTTTCGCATCTTCAATATCCTTGTCAGTGATTGAACCGCCGATTCCGATCACATCGGAGATGTTCCGAAGGTCGTTCATGGCTGCGTGAACCGGCATAATCTGGCGGTCTACCAGCGCAGTGAGCGCCGTTGCGACGTTGTTAGCCATCGTTGAGCGGTCGGTGTCGGACATCTCCCAGAGCTTGTTAAACTCAAAGGTGAAGTCGTCCGGCAACTTCTGACCGAAGAGAGAACGCCAACTGACATCGAGCAACTTGCGAACATGCCGACGTAGCCGTCGCTCCTGCAGCGAGTTAACGCGGCTGTAGTAGTTCTCAAGGTCTCCATCGCCAGTGTTGAATCCTGCGGGAGACTGACCGAACAGGCGAACCAAAGGGATACCCGTAGCGCCCGAGACCTGCTCAGCAAAGCGGAGAAGGACGTCAGCCACACCAGCAAACGAATAGCTGTGCGTCTCGAACTTGTCCGTTCCGTCCATGAGGGTCATGCCTTCGATGGTCTGGAACTCGCGGATCATGTCCAGGTGACGCATCAGGCCTTTTTCCAGGTCACCACCCGTAGCCAGTATCGTGCGCAATTTATCAATGCTGTAGGTGCGCAGGTGAGCTTTATGGATCAGCTGCGTGGTGCCTACTGTCGCAGTATCGAATGCCTGAATGCGTTCAAAGATGCGTTCGACAACCGACATGCCCCAACCGTTTTCCGTCTGCGCCTGCTGGAATGGCAGCGAGTCACCTTCCATGCGAATGATGCGGCTGTGATGGATTCTCCAGGGGGGGATGCCCTGCTGGTTAACCACCACTTTGTAGAATTTCGGCTTGCCGAACTCCGGGCCGTAGTTGGTCACCAGGTCGTTGTAGGACGGATTTACCATCCAGCGGTCCAGCGACATCACGCCTTTAAACTGGCCTTCTTTGATGCGATCGATATTCAGGGGGGTGGACATGTCCTGTCCGTCAATCAGCATGACCAAAATCGCGCCACCGTACAGGCGTGACCACTTCAGCGTGTCGTTGATACCGTCCCAGATAGCAAAGTCATCCCAGAAGGTTTCTACCTTGCCCTTCTGCCCGGGTTCCAGTTTTGAACTAATGCTTATCCCCTTGCGGGTCATGTCATCGGCCATAGAGTCAACACCGGCGCCCACCAGAAACGATGACCGGTAGGCAAATTCCAGCATCACACGGTTGCGCGTGATATAGCCAGGAACGTACGTTCCGCCGGTCTGGATGTTCTGAGTGTTAGTGCCGAGCTTGGCTGTGAAGTTGTTGTACCCGTCAGCGGTCCTAACGGGCTTTTGTGCGCCGTTCTGGCGTTTCTTACGGGACATATTAAGCTCCGGCCAGTTTGGCCCAGATATCGAGGGATGAATCCATCGGTGCGTAGTTAATCATCACGGAGTCGGCCAGGTTAGGTGATTTGGTTCCCTCTGGCTGCTTATCCACCAGGATCTTACCGACAGCATTTTTAGACCATGTGGGTTGCGACAGCTCCATCAGAAGCCGGTCTTTATTTTCCATCGTGCTACTGATGGAAATAATCTGATCGGGGTTGTAGTCCATCCCCTGAAGCGCGCGAAAGGTATTTCGAAACAGCTTGCGAAGATGCCACCAACTCTGAGCTTTAGCATTCGCAAACATATCTTTGTTCAGTCGGGCAGGCTTGCCGTTATCGCCGGGGACAGCCTCATCCTCCGGATCAAAGACACTGCCACTGCCACGGAACGGTGTCGCCGTGATGTAACCCAGCCGTTCGGCCTGGCGAAGTTCGTTTATCACCCGCGCATCACCGCGGGCGCCAGCACCCAGACCATCCTCGTCGAAACGGAATTCTTCAAGGCCGAAATCATCGCAATAGCCGAACACCTTCACGACCGATGCGTAAATATCGCTACCTTCACCCGACCATTCTTTAACGTCCTGCAGCAGGAAGCCGTAACGCGCCGAGAAGCCGTTTTTATCCTTGCCCTCGTCCGCAACGTCCATCGCGCCGAGACGTTGGCCGGTGGGCTGAATACCCAGCTTAATATGAGCATCAACCGCAGCCTGCACCCACTCAGAGGGGATCAGGATGCCTTCAGCGGATGCCTGATAGTTCAGGTCAAGTTCCTGGGCGACGATGACCGGGTTATCAATTTTCTCGCACTCCTTGCGGTACCACTCATCATCCTTGCGTGGGTCACTTCGCCAGTGGAATGTAAATACGGGAATTTTTCCGCTATGCCGCTTCTGCGCGAAGGGGTTACTCATGCCGTTAACCGATGAGAGATCGATACGGCAGCGCGTAGTTTGAGAAAGAGCAGCATCTATCAGCAGCGGGCGCTGAAGAAAGGCCGCCTCATCCACAAAGTAAAGTGTCGTACGGTCACCACGGCCGATGTTATCGCCAGCCTCACCCTTAATAACTGCCCCCGTCTCCGGGAACTCAACGCGCATATAAGGGGCATGTTTTTTTTCCGTCCAGGAGCCACGGAACTCAACGGGCAGCATCTCAACAAACTTTCGAGCCTTCCAGAAAAGCGCCTTCGGGTCACCGGTGCTGTCCACGTACTCCTCTTTGCGGGAGCCGAAACCAATCACCATTTCTTTGTTGAACAGGCACAGCGAACAGGCAAGCCCTATCGAGGTCCAGCTCAGGCCCATTTCGCGGCTCTTTTCCGTAAGCCCGTTTTCGAGCTGGCTGCGGCGCTCCATGATCCAGTTAATCCACTCTTCCTGCTTCGGGAATAGCAGAAAAGGAATTGTTGCCGGTAAGCCGTAGTCGAGGTTGCGGGGGTCTGTGGTCATGCCCCAGTCGATAATGAATTGCGCCGGGTCGTTACGATAAAACTGTTTGAGCGTGGGTAACACGCCCGGATTCTGCCTGATCCGCTGCAGGCGCTCCACCCTCCACTCAAAAACCATGTTGTAGTCAGGATTTTTGAAGTCAAAGGGGAAAGGCAGCGGCATGTGATAATTTCCTAAAAATCGACCCAATTTAACATAATGACCGTTACCCGCACTACGCGATCAGCACTCATCGCCGGTTCGTGGCGGAACGCCTGTTTGTGCGGGTTAAGCAGTCAAAAGAGGTAAAAAAAGAGTGAATAAATCGTGCATAAAACAGGGTCAAAAATGCATAGCGTTTTTCCGTTTCGAATCGCGTGTTTTTGCATTTTCAGCCCATGAGTTTTTTGTAGGCCTCGGCAGCTTCTTGCGGAGTAAGATTAACGGTTTCTGTTTGAACGGGGGCGCCATCCGGCCCGCTCAGTTCGGTTTTGTTTTTCAACATACCCAAATGCTGAGCAACCAACTTCATAGCTTCGTCCTGATTCCGAGTTATCATCTCCAGGCCAAACTTTCCCTCTTTTACACCTGCAAACAGGCGACGAGCAGCCCCAGTCAAATCACGGGTGTCATGAAATACTGGCCGACTAATTCCCGCTCCATTGCAGCGCGGGCAATCTGGGTTAGGATCTAATGTGTCATCAAAACCATAACCACCAGCATCAGCGGGTTCGCGTCTTTTGCGCTCAAGCGCTTCGAGTCGCTTCTCTTCATACTCGACCGCATCGCGCCATTGATACTGGTGACCGAAGCCCCAGCAGTAACGGCAGCACGCGCGGTGGTGCTCGGTAAGTTGTGTGGCGTCAGCTGTAGCTATATCCCACCACCATTGGAGTACGGCATCCTGGGTAATGGCTGTGCGCTTGGCGCGTAATTCCAATGCGTCGCGGATCGCTGCGTTTACCGATACATTTCGATACAGCCGTCTGGCAGCAGCTGCTGCTGTTTCACCCTCACATTTGTAGCCAGCACGTTTATACGCAGCAGTCTTGTCCATATCGACGAGATACTCGTTTACGAACTTCCACTGCATATCGTTCAGGCCATAATTGCGCGGGTCGATAGACTGCGAATCAAACAATTCAGCTTCTTGCTCAGCATCAATATGCTTATTACTTTGTGCAGAAGAAAGACTCTTTTCATCCTGCGCAGTGCGCAATTTTTTCTGCGCAGGTTTTTGCGCAGTTTGCGCAGAAGGTTTTTTTATATATCGACGAGCGGTAGCGTAATTCAGTCCCTGCGCTTCACACCAATCTTTCGGTGATACGCCGGTTTTGGCATGATCGGACAGGAACCGCTGCTGAAGCTCGCCCCAGTCCGGTTTTGCCATGATAATTCCCTCACGTAGACATTATCGAAGCCACTCAGAGAATGGCTCCTGTAATGCCAATAAAAAAGGCCGCATCCGCGACCTTGGCCTTTATATATTTTTTGAAACCTTACTGACCCAGTCATGTATAGAACCAGCCCAATACACCAGTAATAATTGCAATAACGATAAACGTGATTGCCGTTTTACGCATTAGTACACCGTAAAATGCCAATGACATCCCGATACACAGAACTATCAAAACTGGCCACATGCTGAGTAAAAGCAATAAGTAAGCCTCGATACCGCTGTGAATAATCATATTTACCCCAAAAATCCGAAAATCTGACCTTCCATAGCTCTTACACTTCATCACACGAGAATATGTAACTGCCCCTAGTGTAATCGGACATTATCACATGTACCCGGTGAATGCCTGCTGTAATGTCCTACCTAAGGCACTGCGTGCGGATGTAGTCCTGCTACTGGCTGATTGCCCGATAGTAGGCCTGCCAGCGGTATTTATCTAACCGCAGTTGGCGCAAGCACTGGGCGGTTTCGATGTCGGCCTGCAGATCTTCATCGGTATCCTTCCCTGCGTCACTTGCTTTGCACGGCGGGTTCATCAAATCCGGGGATGGCGTTGGCAGCGTCGATAGCTCGCTGGCGCAGCTGCACAGCATCATCGTCAAACCGGCACACAGTACGATTCGGAGACTGGACATATTTCACCACGTCGCGGGTTATAGTTCGGTAGATGACCTTGCCCTCTTCTGAGGCGGCAGCGGCCTTTTGCTCTACTGGCTGGATAACCTTTTCGGCTTTCTCTTTCTTTTCCGCTGCCAGGGCGTTGATATGGTCAGCGTGAGAATTCCAGCCGGAGCGCCATGAGAAAACACAGCAAAGCAGCAGGATTACCACTGCGCTGATAATGACGGTTAAGCGGCTCATGACATGATTACTCCAACAGCCAGAAACCACGGCCACGCATCATTACCATTGAAGGCAAGGAACGCTGCGATGATGAAGCAAATCATGTTCATTTCTGCCCCCACAAACAAACCTCGCGCTCAATCTCGCGGCGCGTTACCAGGCCCTTCCACTCTTTACCGCCGGCATAGGTCCAGCGGCGCAGTTGGTCGCATGCGCCTTTCTGATCGCCCTGGTTGATTTTGCGCAGCAGCGTTGAGGTCTGGAAATTGCCAGCGCCAACGTTATACGCGAACGAGTACAGCGCCCCACGCATCGTTTCGGGGATCGGCTGTTTGATGTAGGGGTTAATCTGGCGGGCGACGGTGTTCAGGTCTTTGTTGAGAAGCGCTCGACACTCTGCCTCGGTGTAGGTTTTACCGAGCATGATATCGTTGCCCGTGTGTCCGTGGCATACCGTCAACACGCCTACGACATCTTTGTAAGCCTTATACCGCACTCCCTCCAGACCATCGTTACCTGTCGGCCCTGTTATGAGCGCGGAGGCAATAGCAATAGCACCGCCACCAACAGCAGCAATAACGCTATTCCTCAGCTTTGGTGACATAGCCATTCAGCCGGTCCTCCCGCTCTTTACGCCGGTAATACCAGTTCACGCCGCAGGTAATGACAGTGCATGCAATACCGACAACGATCGCCCAGTCACTCAGGCTCATACCCGCCACTTTGTCGGCCAAAATCCATACCTCTGTTTTCGATACATCGGCGTAAGCCTTTGCTGAGACACCGCAGCCCGTCAGCGCGGTCCCGGTGCCGTATGAGAGTCTGCTGTAAATGGTGCTCATTTTGGTCATAGCCTCACCTCCGCGATTACGGATGGCGCTAAGTGAAAGGAATAGGCGGCCCAGTTAGAGAGTGCGGGGTTAGGAATCTCACGCTCTTTAACCTGCCCGGATTGGGTTATGAGCCCGTCAGACAGTGGGCCTGTATGAATGGCCGCCAGATAGATTAACGACAAAGCACAGAGTGAGTGACGTTCTGGCGGCACAAATAGAAAAGGCCGAACAAATGCGCGGCCTTTATATGTCTGAGCAAAAAAAAGCCCACTCGTCGAAGTGGGCAAAATGGTAGTTTGTTCAGTGGAGGTTACACCGCCAGCTCTGCCACAACGTCTTATGCACGTTATTTCAGGATTTAGCGAAACGATGCAACCACACAAAAAGTATAGTACGTAAAACAAGAAAAACATGGAGTGTGGTGCCGGGTGCCTCCCGGTAAGTCGCCGCCAGTCCACAGACGACTCGCAATGCGCAAAAAAACATATCAGACTGGCAATGCCCCTCCGCATAGGGGGATTCACCACGCCAGAAATTTAACATCTTGATTATCTGATTTCAACACGCCCTTCCCGGGCGTGGCCTGCTGATTTGCAATCATTTGCAGGTCTTCAGTTGCCGCTATGTAGCGACATATCACCACATCTGATATGGTCAGATCGCCAGAAGTAACCACATCAAACTCGGTGATAAACATGGATAAATTCGACAGAAGCATTCAACGGGAAACGCTGCAACTTCTTTATGCTGTATACCCAAATGAACTAACTAACGAGCAGGTCAATGAAATCACCAATCTGTACCCTGACACTGATAGTTTCATGGCAAATTTACTTTACCTCCACCAGCACCAGTTGATAGTGAGTGGTTTAAAACCAAGCTCAGAAGGCTACGTCCTGGTCAATAGGCCCGCCATCACTCACCGTGGTATTGATTTCATCCGCGACGATGGCGGACTAGGCGCTATTCTGAATGTGCAAACTGTTAAGCTGCACGACAGCACGATCATTGCCCTGGAAGACATAATCCGCGTTGCAAACATTCCTGAAGAGCAGCGGAAGGGACTGATTTCAAAACTTCGTGAGCTTCCGGCAGACGCCATAAAACATTTGACGCTTCAATTACTGACTCCGGCGGTTCTGCATCCGCAGGCCGTAATTCAGTCAATTGAAAAATTCCTCCAGACTTTGTGAACTCCTCGTCGGGGCGGATCATTGAGAAACGCCCCCAGCCTACCAACGGACTTAAAAGCACCCAAAAGTCAGCTTGATGGTCACATGTCAGGAAAAAGCCTTTCGGGTGAAAGTGGCATGCGCAGATTTTCATAGCTTCCCCCAGAAAAGCAAAAACCCCGCCGAGTGGCAGGGTTAATAGTCAGTTTCATTTGGATGTACGTATCCATGATTAGAAGCATACACGACAACTTCGGACAAAATCAAGTCTTATGCACCGAAAAAGCAAAATATTGTCGCCATTGTTTTAAAAATCGGTCGCTTTTTGAAATTCCTTATCAGCATGGCGCTCTTCCTTCCAGCATACGTCCACCAGCGCATCACAGAAGGGTTTCCAGTTACGGGTCCATGTTCTGACGTGCAGGTCTGGAATGAGCGTCAGAATCGCTTTGTACGCAGCCGTAGACGGCATCGTTGAAAAACCATTTCCCGAACAGCGCTCACAGGTTTTATAAACCGGCACCCCCTGCTCTTTGGTCTCTTTTCGATCCAGAACCTGTCCAGAGCCACCGCAGCGGCAGCGGGCGTTAATGGCCCCCTTCCCACCGCATACAACGCACTGCCGTAATACTATCTCCTGCCTGATAATCGGGGCGACAATTTCCTCGCCGTCGCTTTTGTATATTCCGGGGTGCTTAACAACCTCCTCAACTGATTTGGTTAAACCAGCCCCCTCGCATGCCGTGCAGATCCCGGTTGTTTCAGCTGAGCGGGAATACTCTGCAAAGGCAAATTGCGCCAGAATCAGGCAGCAGCGCCCCAGAGCTTTACCCGCTGCCTTTCGCACGTTTTTAGGCGCTGTATCAAGGGCATACCGCGCCAGCGCCTGAACCGCCAGCTGCTCATCGGTCTTACTGATGCCAGCCTTACCGAAGAATGCCGCCAGTCCGAACCGTGCCCGGCTGCTGGTCACCCCGATCCCGGTCATAACGTCTGTACCGTTCAGGCGATTCGGCGATGTGCTTTTCACGTCGTCGCTGATATGCATGCCCTGCGGGCTGAAGTGTTTGAGTGCTGATTCCAGTTTCATGCGGCCACTTCTCCGATATCAGAAATTAAAATTTGTCCGGTTACACCCCAGAGCTTTGTTACCCGCAAATCCCAGATATGTGCATCATCGGTATACAGGGCGTCCATCAGTGCTTTAATCATGTTGTCGACATCCGGCTTTTGTTGATGAGCCTTACCGTTCATAAGTGCGCGTTTCTTCTGACTCCAGCTCGTCGGCATCGGCAGGATGAAGGTAATGTGACCTCCCGCCTCCGGCATGGTGACTTTCTTCAGGCGGACCTCGTCGCAGAACGCCCGGTAGCGAAGCACTACTTCTCGTTGTTTCCATTTGTCGGCGCGGGTTTGTCGGGGCTTGCCCATTGGGGTGATGTTAAAAATCTGCATTATTTGCCTGTCTCCCTCTGGTATAGCGACGTTGCTGCGGTTTAGGTTTGGGGGTTGAGCGCTGGCGGGCTTCGTCCTGGTCAATCGGCAGGAAATGCCCGTTATAGAACCGGCGATAAATTGTCCCCAGTTCGCCGTTGCGTTGTTTTGTGACGTTGATTTCGGCTATGCCCTTTGCAGGTGATTCCGGGTCGTAAACTTCATCGCGGTACAGCATGAGGATTAGGTCAGCATCCGCCTCAATCTCCCCGGAGTTCTTCAGGTCAGAGTTCATAGGGCGCTTGTTGGGGCGAGATTCTACCCCGCGGGATAACTGACTCAGGGCGATAACTGGCGTTTTATTGGTTTTGGCGAGACGTTTTAGCCCCTTCGACAGCTCCCCCACCGCCAGGTCATAGCGGGCCGTGCTCTGAATTTTGATCAGCGCAAGATAGTCGATGACTACCAGGGCAATTTCTGGATGCTCCAACTTATAGCGGGTTGCGGTTTGTTCAATCTGGTCGATATTGAGGTTAGTTGCGTCGGTGATCCAAACGCTGCGGTTAACCAGCTGCTCCATGCCGTTAAAGAATCGCGCCCAGTCTTCATCCTCAAACTTTTCGACTGTCTTCAGTCTGGATACAGGCATACCGCCAGCGGCAGAAACCATGCGTTTGGCGATCTGCGTGTCGGACATCTCCATGCTGAAAAACAGAACACCATGCCCCTGTGCAGAGACCTTCTCGATAATATCCAGCGCCAGCTCTGTTTTGCCCATCGAGGGACGCGCCGCGATAAACACCAGATCCGTGGATTCAATGCCACCCGTCTTCTCGTCAAGATCCTCAATGCCAGTAAGCAGGCTACGGGTTTCCTCCCTCCCCTGGCTGCGGGACTCTACCTCGTCAGCCACGGCGGTGAGCAGATCGGAAATATGGACAGGCTGCACAGTATCTGCAGAAATATCGATGGCTGAAACCACCTGTTTTACGGACTCCAGGGCAGCCAGCGCAGCATCACCATTGCTGGCACTCTTAATCTGGTTTAGCACCTTTTCCAGTGCGGCCTCTGCATCACGGACACCGGCATTGCGACGCAGAACGTCGATGTAAGAGACCAAAGCCGATTTCGCCCAACTAACGCGGGTGGCCTCCAGAATGGTGGTCTGAAGCGCTGGCAGAGACTCACAGAGCAGCAGCGGATCAATAACTCCTCCACCGCGGGCTTGCCGACAGATGCCGGTATAGATTTCACGATACTGACGCACCGAGAACGTACTCGCCGGCAGCCGGGAAAGGATATCCAGTACCTCAGGGTCAGCACCTCGCAGGAACAATGCACCGATGACCGCCCCTTCCAGATCTTCGTTTTTCCACACAGGCGTCATGCAGACACCCCGTCTATGCCACGAAAGCTTTCCCAGTTGAACGCCAGGCGATTGCGACCGCCGTTGGTCACGCGGTCTACGATACGCTCGCCGATGGAGTCTTTGAGTTGCTCAAAGGTCAGATTACTAATCAGGATGGTGGGTAACACGCTTTCGTAGCGGGCGTTGATGATTTCCTGCAGGATGGCCAGTTCAGAAGCGCTACCAAACTGCACCCCCACCTCGTCGATAATCAGCAGGTCCAGCGATGCATAGTGTTCCAGCACGCCGTCTTCTGTGGTTTCGGAATTATGGCGCCACGTGCTTTTCACGGCCCGCATAACGCGCATCACATCAGTAATTTCAACCCTGGCGAGATGGTTACGGATGATGGCTTTCGCTGTCGAGATGGCCAGGTGGTTTTTCCCTGTACCGCAGTTGCCGGTCATCACAAGCCCCTTTCCGGTCGCAAATACCTGCGGCCAGTTTTCGGCATAATGGCGGCAGCCGGCCAGATTTTTGCTAGCCCCCTGATTCACCGGGCGATAGTTTTCGAATTCGCATTCTTCAAAACGGCGGGCGATGCCTGCGTTGTCCATCAGGTCAGCGACGCGTAACGCACGCAGCTCCGCGTCAATCTCTGCCAGTTGAGCACGGAGGCATGCAGGACATTGCGAATGTTTGAAATTCTCACCGCCGCGAAAAGCCTTTCCCACCAGCGTGAATCGCTCAAAATCTCCATGCTTTTCACAGGAGGTAATCTCGGTGTTTCCTGAGTTCCAGCCGCTGTATCCCCACGGGAGTTTGTGCTCCAGCGCAAAATTTAATTCTTCTGCAAGGCGCTCCCGATCGGCTTTCAGGTCGTGGCGCGCTTTTTGTTGGTTTAAATTTAACATGTCATTTCCCCTGAATTACCAGTCCCAACTTGATTCGCCATAGTTCTGCTCACTGAAGCCAGATACCGGCAGTACGCCAGGGCGCCCACCGCCGGGAGCGGATGGCGATTGCCAGGATTCTTCGAAGTGGCGATCGGGACCGAAGAACGTGGCAGCTTGCTTAACGAACTGGGTTCCGACGCTGCCGGTTGCTCGGGCATAGGCTGCATAGCGCTTAACGCCTGCCAGCATGTCACCAGGCTTAACCCCGTCTTTCAGGCGAGCTTTCCAGGCTTTGAAAGCCCCCGCCTTGGAATTTCCACCAGCGCGTTTGGGGTAAGCATCCCAGGCTGTTTCGAACTCAGGTGAATAATCCTGTTTTGCAGGGCGTGCCGGTGCAGAGGCGTCAGCCGATGCGCCAATAGATTTAGTCTCTGTAGTAGTCTTTGTTGTAGTAACCGTTAGAGATCGGGCGTTTTTGCCTTCATCCATCGGTGCATCCTGCGCTTGTCGATCAGGGCAATTTGCCCCGTTCGATGAGGGCACCTGTTCCGCATCATTGAGTAGCTCGCAATCATGGTTGATGGTGTAGTAATTTGTCCGGTCATGCTGGGACTTATTGAGCTGCTCAACATCAAGACATCCCTGTTTGACGAGTGATGTAAAAGCGCGTTTAACGGTATCTGCTGACCAGAACGGGAATTGTTTTACCCACGACTCATAGCTGTTGAACACCCAGCGGCGGCCCTCAAAATTCACACCCTGCTCTTTGTCGTTAATCCAGTAGTTAACCTGTTGCAAGACAATCGCTTCGTTGAGACCGATGCGCGTGGCAAGCTCAGGGTTAATAACCAGTGGACGGAAATTAAATAGCATGCTCATTTCGCATCACCAGTGGTCGGGGTGATGGTGTACCCTAGCGCCGGCCCAAGGCACACCTTTAATCCAGTCACAAGGGCCCCTATTTGGCGAACGGTAAGATGACCAGCTTGCTCAAGGTTTTTCACTTCTTTGAAGATCATTTGCTTTGAACAGCAACAGAAATTTGCCAGGACATCATGCCCAAGGACGCGCTCACCTTCGCCATCCAGTGACCCTGCCATTAAGATGCGGATCATAATCAGGCGCTGTAGCGGGCTGGAGAACGGGTAGTGATGAACAAAATTTGTATTACTCATGCTGCACCTGCCAATTCTTTGTCGCGATTGCTCACGCTTGATTTGTAATCGAAAAATCTGGTATGGTTTTTCATGAAATTTCCCCCGAGGTCATTTCAAAACAAATGCTGTGTCGAAAGTCAGAACAGGCCGGGAGAAGCGCCACCACCTTTTCCCGGCTTTTTCTTTGCTGATTTTCGCTCTGCCGTCGTTGTCTGCCCGAGAGCCCACTGACGAGCACGGTAGAGACAATCATCGAAGATCGCCCCTTTACGGCTTGCCTGTGAGCTTCTCCGGTAATAATCCACGCCGTGCTCAGCCCCCCCTGCGGTGCTTTCAGAGAACCCCTCGGCTTCCAGCGCCGCAGTAATGTGCTTGCGAATGAAGTCTTCGGGTGACATGTCACGCCTCCACTGCAGGGTGAGGGAATAGTTTTGGTTTGTCCGGTCTTAGCTCGTGCGCTGGGATTCCTGTAGCTGCCGAAACGTCAGGGACGTGATCCACACCGACCAATCCAACCTTTCTCCATCGAGATACCGATGGCTGCTTAACCCCAACCGCTCTTGCTAGGGCGTTCACGCCGCCAGCCACATCAATAGCTCTTTCAATCGCTGATTTCATAATTGTGTTTAACCGTGTTTGCTAGCTATTGAATTATGATAGCAATTGCTATTGGAATAGACAATAGACTTGTTTATTATGCGAAGCTAAAATGTGATAGCGGAGGCTATAAACTATGCAAGAAAGTACACTTAAGACGCTCGCAGACAGGCTTAACTATGCGATGCATGAGATGGGGATGAGTCAAGGACAGTTGGCGAAGGCGGCTAACATGGCGCAGCCAACCATATGGCGGATAACGTCCGGTAATGCCAGAGGAACAACGAGGATCGTTGACCTTGCCAATGCTCTTGGGGTTCGTCCCGAGTGGCTTTCGGATGGCAGCGGTCCAATGAGGCCATTTTCAGCCCATGAACTTCCAAAAGATAAAGAGCACGTCGGTGTAAAAACGTGGGATAGAAACACCCCTTTAGAGGATGATGAAGTGGAGGTTCCTTTTCTAAAAGATATTGAATTTGCCTGTGGTGATGGACGTATCGGTAATGAAGACTACAACGGATACAAGCTACGCTTCTCAAAGTCGACATTACGACGAATAGGGGCAAGTTCAGACGGGCACGGAATACTGTGTTTCCCTGCCCGCGGGGATAGCATGGAACCAGTAATCCCCGACGGCACAACGGTCGCTATCAACACTGAAGACAAAAAAATAGTAGACGGCAAAATTTATGCAATCAGCGAGGATGGGTGGAAGCGCATCAAAATGCTGTATCGCACAGGGCCTGACACCATAAGCATTCGAAGTTACAACTCAGTGGAGCATCCTCCCGAAGATAAACCTCTGAACAAAATAGAAATAATAGGCCGAGTGTTTTGGTACTCAGTTCTAATTTGATTAAACTTCAACATCATAAGCCGCAATAGCGGCTTTTTTTATATTCAATATCAACACGTTAAACAGCAATAGCAAAATAAATAGAATTTGCTATTGATATAGATAATAGCATCCCCTATCATTTGTTCATCGGCAAACAAAGGAGCCAGCGAGATGAACAGCAAACAAATACCACTCTTTAACGGTCTTTCCCTACAGCCTGTAGATGCGCTAAAAAACATATCTTCACTTATTGAGGCTGGTTGTTTATTAACGGCATCAAGCAGCACTGAGCACGAAGAGATTGGCGATATTATTATTTGGTTAGCTCGCGACTATGCAGCAGTTGCACATGCTTACGCGCTGGAGGAAAAGAAATGAAACCCAGCGCAACCAACCACCCAAATCTCATCGGAGCGATGGAATTCACAAACAATGTATGTTCCCTGCTTATAGCGCTTGAATTAAGTGTTGATCAGCTTGATGCGGATACCATTAAAGAAGCATCCAACGGCATTCGTTACCTGGCTTCGCGAGCATATGAAGAACTCGAACGCGTACATAATTTTGAGGCAAACAAATGAATACTCCCGTTCAGATGCTTGAAACTATTTCTGCTGATATTATCGAGAATACTGTACTTCTTGAAACCATCTACAAAAATAGCAGCGAAGACCACGAAACAGATTGCGCTATAGCTTGCCTGATTCGTTCAATGAAAAAGACGCTCGACACTGCGAATGAATATATCAACACGCTCAGCGATGTATCATCCCCCCCCCAACGGGACGAGAGCGGCGCTGATATTGTTGATGATGTTTTTCACGCGACCATTACGGCAAGAAAACTCGAAGAGCTTGCGCATATTTATAATGAGGCTTACTTCACAGATGAAGATAATGGCAAACCAGCCATGTATATGGCATCAGTAATCTTCGATTATGCGATAAAAGTTTGCAGTGAATTGAAAAACATCGAAGCAAAATTGAATTAACCAAAACAGTTTTAATTAACACCTTAACCGGTGGGGAATCCTTCACTCTAAATTTAGCAAGGGGGTTATTGTGAGTTTCATTGTTGACCATGCCGCGTACAGAACAGCCCTGCTCTATAGGGCTGAAGGTCACGAATTAATTGCACTGCTTTTTCTCCGCAAAGCCTACGGGAGGTCTGCGTGAGCGCCCAATCAAACAGAATAAGCAACGTGACATTACAGGAAGCAAGTATTGCCACAGAAAGATTAATGCATCTGATTCAGACCATCGCGGAGAACTATTACGAAATGGAAGACGGGCAGCGCTGGAGTCTTTTGCAAATTGCTTACGACATGTCTGCAGATATTGACGGACAAATGAATGTCCTGGAGGAAAGAAACGATGGAAAGACAAAGCGCAATTGATATTTATCGCCGTCGTATTGCCAATGCGACCCTGCACAGACTGAAACGTAAAACAGGCGGCTATTGTCTCTCTGTGAATATGCCGGATAACAATATTCAGGTTATCGAAATTAACGAAGAGTCAATGCAAAAGCTTCTGCAACGATTCGAAAAGCAGGTTCGCGCAGAATTTGGCTCAGAAGCAGAAAGCTTTCTACACAAAGCGTATATGAACAGTCTGGATATTAACGGGCATACCGAATATTTGACCGAAACCGGTAAAGCGATTGTTGACGATATTTTCTCGGAATTAATCGCTCATGCAAAAGAGAAATATGTCAGCGGAGGAATTAACTGATGATTAGTCAGAATACATTTTCGCGCAATGGCGCTCCGACCCTTTCCCGGGTGCTGGCGGTTGATCTGCATGTTTCTCCCGATTTTTCCGGGCGAGTTCTGGTTTATGTGCGTAACGGTCTGGTCACCGACCGCCGCCTTGCTGATGACGAGCATCTTTTGACGCTGACCGGATTTATCGAAATGGCCCGCCAGGCTGGTTGGAATGTTACCCCCCCCAGCACGAACTAACAGGAGATACCTGTGGCACTAACAGCAATACGCATTCCTGAGCGGGTACACCTGCAGGCGATGCAGGTTCTGCTGCGGTACCGTCGAAAGCGTATTTATGCACGCCGCATGCGACGCACTGGTTACCTCAGCCTGAAAGTTAACCCACGCTGGCGGCTGTTATCGAAAGACGACGGCCGGAACTGGGAAGTAATGAGCCATGAACGTTATTCGGGAGAAATCAAACGATGATCGACAACCGTACCGCCAGCGCCATTGACCTGGCATTACAGAAGCACCACACGCCAGTCGGCGATCTGTACGCCGCTATCCGCCACGGACGCATGAAGCGCTGCTTCAGCCGTGACACAGCTATCCGTTACCTGGCATTTTTTATGACCTCCCGTGCTTTCAGCCGTTCTGGTTTTGAGCAGCGTCACCCACCAGTGCGTATTGATCGCGACGACATGGAGGTATGGCGAGACGGAGAAACAAAGGCTGAATATCTGTCAGCCCACCAGCGCTGTGTCCGCCGGCTGCGTCGCATCCTCGCCCGCAAACGTGAAATGCAGAAATGGTGCGAAAAGTGGGATGCCATGCATGACCGCTATGTGAAAGAACGTGACGAACTTAAGGCCAGTAAACCCGCAGAGGTGCGCAATGCTTCTTAACATGCTTAACCCAGAACCAACATCAACAGGGATCCGGTCTGGAAATCGGGTTATTGGTTACTCCAGCGCCATTCGTCTGCTTGATAACGGTCGCTATGACAAACACCTCGCCGAGGGTATGGAGCTGCTGGCCTGCATTATGGAAGCGGTAGAAAGCAACTGGATCACGCTCAATATTGAGAAGCAAATCATCGTCTGACGCTGGTTGCTCGCCGCGGTATTCATTACCGAGGAACGGGAGAAGAACGGGACTGTCGACGTTCCGAACGACGAAGGCGGCGTTGATACAGCCGTTATCTATTCCGGGCAGCACGGTGCAATCAGCGTCTACCCAGGGCCGGAACGCTTTGCACTCGCTAACCACATTGAGGCTGGCGCCATTGAGAAATACGGGCAAAAGGAAGGGTTGCCGCTGGCGCTGCGCATGTATCAGGACATGGTCGTTTGTGGCGACGAATACGGCTTCAGGCTGTCAGTTATGGGCCGGGAGGGATTCAACATGCTGCACGACGGCTTTATCGAGCAAATCCACACCGAAGGCATGCCATACATGCCGGTTATGCACTAAGGGATGATGATTATGAAAATCGAATTTAACGATCAGGGAACTGTTTCAACCGTCACTGTGATCAGCACTGTTTTTGAGTTCAGCCGGCACAACCGTGTGATTGATACCGCTCTGTTAGTTACTCCAGAAATGGCCAGTAAAAGCAGCGGGTTCTTCATTATGCGAACCATCTTGAGCGGAAAAACAAAATATGCTCTCCAGGCCTACAAGCACTTAATCCGGGAAGCGAAACAATGAGCAACGGTCGGCATTACGCATACCCGAACCCGAGCAATGCAACGCCGGGGGGAATGACTTACCGGCAGCACCTGACCGCGCAAATCGCGCCGGTGATGTTGACAGAATTTTTCAGTAACGATGCATGGCAGGACTACGACGACCTCGCCAGAACTCTGATGATGGCCGTAGATGCCATTATCGAAGCCGAACAGGAAGCAGCAGAATGAGCAAAATTGAAAACCCTGTGGTGCTGATCCGCAAGCGCGATAACAACGACTCCTACACGGTGGCCATCACCAGCGGCAGCAAAAACTTTCACGATGCTGTGCTGATGGCATCAATGGAACCGGATATGGTCAGCGATGATGTCGATACCTGGAGCAAAACGGGCTACTACATGGCGCAGGAAATTGAGCTATGGCGCCGAGCTGGCGCTCTGGCTATCTCCAGGCTTGATGCCGCCGATGAGAGTGATGTATGGCAGGCTGTAGGGTTTGCTTTGGGTGCTCTTGAATGTGCAGCCGCGGGCCAGATTGCAGGAGAATCGAATAACTGCAGGAGCAGCGTAAATGTGCAGGTGGTGCAGGATGAGTCGCGCGGCAGCATCAAATCCGCGCCAGCTCTGGATTCTTCCCCAAAAATAGCCGAGTCGCGCTGCAGCAAATTTCCAGCGTCAAACCCAATTGGGTTTGGTTACCGCCCGGGGTGCGAATGCTTATGGTGCAAAGGCACTGCAAGGATCTGCGCAGAACTGGGCGGATGGACTCCGGTAAGCGAACGCCTGCCAGAGAAGAGCGGAACATACCAGGTGTGGAATGGCAAGCATGTAAGCGCCGTCCCCTTCTTCTTTGGCTCGTTCCAGTGCCTTAATCCAGAGCAGGTAACCCACTGGATGCCGTCGGCAAATCCCCCACGGGAGACGAAGTAATGTCCAAACTAACTTTCGTCGTTGAGTTCGAGGATGGCAAGGAGCCGCCGGTACATGCGCACATGGAGGTGTTTGGCGGAAAGGTTGTCGCAGTGGCGTTCCATGACGTGCTGGAAGAAAACACTGATGAAGAAAACTAGTAAAGAAACGTGGCGCCACGGTTGTGGCCTGAAAGTGGTGTGAGGTGGGAAATATGGTAGACATTGAAATGATTGACGAGGAAGAGGCAATGAGGATGATCCGCGTTTCTTCACGCATGACCATCCGTAAATATACAGAGCGCTATAATTTCCCAAAACCGATCCGCACCTACCCTAAGCAGTACCTGCGCTCTGCTGTCGTGGAGTGGATCTTAAACGGGGGCATTAACCAGAAATCTTCCTGA